CATCAAAATATCCATTCCACCAGTTCTTATATTGATTGCCGGAAAATGAGGCAAAAAATCATTTCCCAACAGGAAACACAAAAAAATGTAGTCAAATACACGATTTTTCTCCATATCTGTTTCAGGCGTTACATCATTATTCAAATAACAAACCAAATTATTTTTAAATTCAGGAATATCAATGACATACAGATGATTCGGGTCCAACGTATTGTCAATACTTTTTATAAATTCTGGAGTTTCACGAAACAAGTACATATTTTCACAATACTGTAAATGGTTCATAGTGAGCATGATTAAATCCGCATCTAAACCATAAATAACACTTCGGGTATCTTTCAGTTCAGCTTTATTTTCACGTATATATTCAAAAATTTTATGTTCGCCTTCACCAGGAGCATCGCTTCCACTAACAACAATATTATTCACCTTAAAACTGGATGGTTTGCGAAAATGATAGCGAGCTTGTAGGTTTAATTTATTCATGAATTCGGTTCCTGGTGTAATTGCTGTGCTATTCCATTGTGGTGTATTTACCGTCTCATACTGTCCCATAAACCAAGATTTATATCTCCTATTTTTTTGTTGATTTAGTTTTGCTACCGGTGCTACACCATCAAATGCTATATACACTACCCTGGTAGGAGAAATTTGCTGTATATAAGTTTCAATCTTTTTACATACAGCATTAATTAATTTTTGTTCAAACTCATTATCATTATTTGTATATTCTATTGTACGCATCGTATCATATATAATAGAATTACTATCTAAAAAAAGGTTGTTTATGACCCGTTTTCTTTGGAATTTTTGTAAAATATTTGGATAATTTTTTATAATATATGAGAAATATGCTGGTATGCCCATGTAGTAGATAATATATAATAACACGTTATTTTTTTAAACCATTTTGTAAAATCATTATATTTAGCGACAAGTTTAGATGAAAATATAAAAAATCAATAATTAAATTAAACGAAAAAAATAAAATCGTTAAATATATTAATGAAAAATACTATTATTCCATCAAATACCGATGGTAATAATAATAAAAAGGGATTGTCTCCTCCAAATAACGTTCAAACTTCTCATGGTAATCAAATCAGTTATTTCCGTGATTTGGTTCAAAAAACGATCCTGGCTGTCCAAAAATACAAACAATTGGATATTATCGGAGCAAATGAATTAAACCAAGCTACACAGCATTTAGAAAAAACGTATCTAGAGTTGTCAACTTGTCAAGAGTTGTTAAAAAATAAAACAAACGCATCTAAGATCACCGCCATGTTAGAGAAAATTCGCATTGACTTGAATACTATTTTCAAGCAGCATGGAACAGAAAATATTCACGATTTATTAAATGTGGTATTTGGAGACGATTATTCGAACAATATTCATTGGGACCAATCTAAATATTCGCTATTGGAGAGGCATTTTCATCCATTCCAGTTTAAAATTGTCTCGTGGAAGACGGATCGTTCAACGTATTCCAATAACTTAATCGAGAAAAATAAGATTGTCGACGATGTTACAATTATTGAAAAATCAAACAATTTAGACTGTTTTGATTTATGTAGAACAAACGACAACTTCCAAACAAAGGTATATGGAATAAAAATCGCTTTTCATAACACCGCCGAGAAAAAAACAATTATTGTATCTGGATTGGTGGACGATTTATTAATCACATGTATTGATAACGAGTATTTAAAGTTGAAATTAAAAGTATTAATTGAAGAATCGTCTACTCATCCCGATTATGATAAAAACGTATTCCAGCGATTTATTTTTTCAGTAACACTAAAGGAATTAATTGTATATTCTACTACAGAACTGATAAATAAATATCAAGGCTATCTTAGTCAAGTATTATTAATAAAGCAAAAACCTATATCTCAAGTTGTGAAAGAATTTATAAATAGTGATTTATACGGACAGAGAAATACATTGATACAATTACTCTTAAAAAGCGACGAGCATGAATACCAATATTTGGCATACCTACTCTATGATTTACTATCCAATGATAGTAATGGAACAATTGATACAACCGAACAAACATTGTTATTTGATAGTTTGCCTTGGAAAATAAAGAGCTTTTTCAAAGAAGCCATGAAACAGACGATTAGCTATACAAATAGTTTGTCTAGTATTGATAATAGTAAAATTCCATTGGAGCAACAAATTTGCTTGTTAAAGGCACCCGATGCTGTAAAAGAAAAGGCAATGAATAAATTGAAAGAAATAAAATCAAAACCAGAGGATAACGGGTCGAAAGCAAGAAGCTATTTAGACGGATTATTGAAAATACCGTTTGGCATATACAAACAAGAGTGGGTATTAACCGTCATGGATAAGATAAAAACTGTTTTTAAAAAACTGATAGAAAAAGTCATTAAATTGGACCCTGCGTTTACTATAAATTTTGATTTACAGTACGTTACAAACATACAAATTAAAAATATATGCGAACGCATAAAACAAAAATACGTTGGAAATATAAACAACCAGATAATTGATACGTTGATACTTCATTATACACCTGATAAACGCACTGATTTGATTGTAAACATATGTAATATTAACAATATTATCAAGAAACATAACTTGAAAATACACAAGTTGGTTCATTCAGGAAAAAAAATGGAATTTATGAAAGAAGAAATTAAAAAGTTTATCCTACTTGTTAAAGATAATCATGCTGTCCTAGAAACGCTTACTAGCGCTAAAAATTTGTCCAAGCATGATGCGATTGATACTATATTAGAAGACATAACTGATATTGATAACAAATGGCAAGATATAAACAAATATATGAATAACGTAAAATCTACATTGGATACGGCCGTGCATGGACATGATAAAGCAAAGGTACAAATAGAGCGTATTATAGCTCAATGGATTAATGGTGAACAAGGCGGGTATAGCTTTGGATTTGAAGGACCGCCTGGTTGCGGTAAAACTACGTTTGCGAATAAAGGACTGGCCAAATGCTTGATCGACGAAAATGGCGAAACTAGACCATTTTCATTTATAGCAATGGGGGGACAAGATAATGGAAGCACTCTAAATGGTCATAATTATACTTATGTTGGGTCTGAGTGGGGTAAATTTACAGACATTTTAATTAAAAACAAATGTATGAACCCTATTATATTCATTGACGAGTTGGATAAAGTAAGCAAGACTGAACACGGTAAAGAGATTATTGGTATATTAACTCATTTAATTGACTCCACCCAGAATACGTGCTTTCAAGACAAATATTTCAATGGTATTGATTTAGATTTATCAAAAGCATTGTTTATTTTCTCTTATAATGACGCTAATGCCATTGACTCTATTTTATTGGACCGTATTCATCGCATTAAATTTGAGCATTTATCAATCGAAGATAAGTTAGACATCACACGCAAACATTTGCTGCCAGAAATCGAAAAAAAAATGGGTATTGGTGGGTGTATTGAAATAACTGATGAAAATATCATTTATATTGTGGAAAATTATACGAATGAACCAGGTATTCGAAAGTTTAAGGAGTTGTTGTTTGAAATTGTTGGCGAAATCAATCTTTCGTGTTTGAAAAATTATGAAAGTATTGAATTGCCGATTCGAATATCCAATGATGAAATAAAACACAAATACCTCAAGGAACGTCACGAGAAATTAGATAAAAACATTCCTACCGCATCGTCAGTTGGCGTTATCAACGGATTGTGGGCAAATTCTATGGGGCAAGGTGGAATTATTCCCATTGAAACAAGATTTTTCCCGTCAACCTCCTTTATGGAATTAAAATTAACTGGCCTACAAGGTGATGTTATGAAAGAAAGTATGAATGTGGCAAAAACATTGGCGTCCTCACTCGTGGACGCAGAAGTTATGAAAGATATTATGAAACGATTTGAAGAAACCAAAATGCAAGGCATTCACATCCACTGTCCCGAAGGAGCAGTTCCTAAGGATGGTCCTAGTGCTGGAACTGCGATTACATGTACGTTGTATAGTCTTTTTACAAACAAGAAGATTAAGAATACAATTGCTATTACTGGTGAAATTAATCTACAAGGTTGTGTAACTGCGATTGGGGGTCTTGATTTAAAAATATTAGGAGGTTTGAAAGGCGGTGTAAAAGAATTTATTTTTCCAAAAGATAATGAAAAGGATTATAACTCAATTGTTGAAAAATATAAAGACAAGAACCTTTTAGATGGGATTACATTTCACTCAGTAGATAATATTCATCAAGTATTAGAACTTATATTTGAGTAAGATACACCGACTGAATAGAAATTAAATATCGCCGTAATGTATATACATCAATATGGGAATGCAATTAAATTTTAGTAATTTGTTACAGTTTTTTGCCGCAATATCTCCAATTTTGTTAGCATTTTGTCTGGTTATGCTTTCAATTTTTAATAGTGACATCAAAGGTATGGTCTATTTAGGAGGCGTATTAATAGCTTCATTGATTAATTTGTTTATTATGAATACGCTCAAAGTTAAATCACAAACACTCGTGCCCCCATCATGTAATTTAGTTGAGTTCCCATTCAATTTGAATGAATACGTCAGTCCTGCCTTTAATAGTATGTTTATTGCCTTTACATTGGCCTATTTATACTTACCTATGCAATATATTTCTGGCATAAATTATCCCGTATTGATATTTATTACTGGTCTATTAGTATTAGACGCAGGAACAAAAATAATAGGCGGATGCACGACATTTAGTGGTGTAGCTTTAGGTGGCTTAGTTGGCTTTGTGCTAGGTATTGTATGGTTTATTCTATTTTATTCAACTGGTCATGAAGATTTGTTGTTCTTTAATGTCGAACCTTCGAACAATGTTGTTTGCTCTAGACCAAGAAAGCAGACGTTTAAATGTCGATTATATAAGAATGGGGAACTTATTGGAGAACAATAGACGTTTGTATACAGATTGCTAAATATTTATTCAATATTTTGATAAATATTTATCTACATTTTTCTAGTTGATAAAGTGGATATGATTTGTTGACCACCAACTAGTAAACTCTTTTAGTATTTGACCCTTGTAAAAACTATTTGTTAATAATCTCGGATTTGGATTAGGCTTTTGCCATACTTGAAAGAAATATTGTATTATTTGTGACGTATTTGCTGTTTTATATTTGTCATCCAATTGTTTTTCTGTAAATTGCGGCTTACCAGTTCGATGATTTACGTCATTATGAAATGATAGTAACATTAGCTGTAAATCTCCTTTACTACGTATGCTGTTCACGTTCAATGAATTCATTTTTTGCTGAGCATGACCGGCACATTCAGGACATGGTAAGTTACTACATATTCTTTTTATCATCGATATTAGTCCATCTTTAATTGTTGGAAAACTATCCTCCTTTACTTTTTCTGCTAAAGTGTGAAATAAATACCAGGTACATGGTCCCCATTCCTTTGCCATTCTTTATTAAATATATATAAAGAGTTATTATAAAATTTAGTTATATACATGAATTTCGTTTTAGAAGGAAATATTAACTTTTATGATGAATTAAATAAATTGGATACGGATGATGAAGACGAAAATACATGTTTATTGACTAATCTACCACTTGATAAGAATAGTATTAAACTACCATGTAATCATGAATTTAACTTTTTTCCGTTGTATAAGGAAGTGGTTTTACAAAAGACACATTCACCTACATCCTATCTAAATAATGACAAACTCACAATCGACCAAATAAAGTGTCCTTATTGTCGACAGAAATTTAAATTTTTATTGCCTCATATCCGATTAAATAAGGAAATGCGTTTTATTTCTGGTGTAAATACTCCTGAGAAAATGTGTTTGAGCTTTCACACGTGTCAATATGTGTTCAAGAATGGCAAAAACAAAGGTAATATTTGTTCAAAGTCCGCTTATTATGATGTTACCGGTTGTTTTTGTGGTGCGCATCATACTTCAATGTCTAAACATTCTTCTTCATCTTCGAATGACATTATTTCTACAACAATACCTACGGTTGTCCCTACACCTACTATTATCCCTACCGCTATTCATAAATGTATAGGAGTGCTACAATCAGGAAAAAGAATGGGACAAATATGTGGGGCAAAAATAAACGATATAAATAACACGCATTGTAAACGCCATACACCTAAGTAAAAATATGTCCATCTACCAAAAAAAACGTCTACATGATTTGTGTTTCGTTATTTGTGAATGTCTGATGTTATCCACCAAAATCGCCAAATGTATAGTTAACGCATATATTTCGCGATTTAAGCTGAATGATTTTAAGTAATTTACATGGTGGTGTATACATAAAACGTTCCTACACGACCTAGAAATGTTTATTAGAT